ACCCAGTCCATCATCTTTTGGAACGTAGGCATTAACTGGATTCCAATTTTCTGCCCTACCGCGCCAAGGCCTCTTTTCATATCGTCCATTGTATCTGTAAATTTCGCACCTGCGATGACAGATTCCTCACTTAACACGATGCCTAGTTCTTCCGCTTTTTTCTTGGCATCTTCAAAGCTTAAAGACCCATCCTCTAACGCTGGTAACAACTCTCTACCTAGTTTCGTTCCAAATAATTCACTAGCCATTGCCGCTTTTTGTTGTCCGTTTTCCATTTCTGAAAGCGACTGTATTGATTTAGCAAAAACTTCTTCTGTTGATATTGTGCCTTCCCTGACATCGTCCATATTAATGCCAAGTTTAGTTAGTGCATCTGAATATTTTTTATTACCCCCAGCCGCATCGCCTATACGTGTATTTAACCGTCCTACTGCTTTCTCTAAATCTTCGGCAGATAACCCATTTTGTCCAGCCCAGTAGTCCATTTCCTGGTAGGCATCGGTTGACACACCCATTTTACTTGAGCCTTTATGTATCTCATCTAAAGCAGAAGCGGTTTTTGTAGCCATAGTAAACATAGCAGTACCCACAGCAGCGGCGGCAACTCCTAGCCCAAGAGCCCATTTACCAGCGACTTTCGCGCCCTTTTTAAATTTGCTACCTAGCCCTTCGGCATGGTCGCCTGTTTTGCTGATTGATGCGTTTGCCTTTGAATTATCGACAAGCACCGAACCAAAAAGTTTAAATATCTCGATTTTAATCGCCCCCTTTTACCGATTCTAATATTTTGAATACATCCTCTAAAATTTCCTCATCTGCCCTTAATTTTAACGGCCTTAATTTTTCCTTAAACTCATCAAATGACATATGATTTTGCGCTTCGACTATCCACCTAGAAAATAGAAGCTCATCTTCTTGTTGACTAATTGCATAATCAATAAGTGTTAAAGCTTCATCAATTTCAAGATTTTGGATGTATTCTAAAGAGGAATATCGTTTTAAAAGTAGGTCGATTACTTTTTCCCAATCATACCCACCAACGAAGAAAAAAAACTTTTCAGGTCATTATCACTCGCCATTTCTTGAATGTTAACAAGTAAGTCATTGATGTTCATTTCTCCAACTTCTTCTACGGTCATTTCAAAAGGCCCCGATAAAACTTCATATAGGCAGGTTTCTGCTTTATGTTCTGCAAATATTTCTATAACTGTCAGCATTCCCTCAACCCCTATATCTTCAACACCTAATTCACCACTTGCCGCCAACTTGAAAACAGGTTTCATTTCCTCTTTCAAGCCGACTTTTTTAATAATGCGGAGCGCTGAAAATACATCTTTAGTTTGTAATTTTCTCATACTATGCCACCGTTGGATAATAGATTTCAAAAGGCGCTGTTTGTAAATCTGTCGCTTCATAATTTCCAGTGACAACGATTGGAACAACTGCTTCATTTTTATCTTCTACTGTTATAGTTAGACCGTTAACCGATAGAGCATTTTTTACTATGATAATAACCGGTGTTGTTGAGCCACTTAATGTTCCAACCCATGTCAAATTATCGAGATAATCTTCATCTTTAAAATCTTCATTTCCAACAATTTTTGTATAATCTATTGGAGCGGCTGCTGCTGACGAGGTCGCGGCGCCTAGTGCAAGTACAATTGAATCAACACTAACTTCCTTCACGTTGGATGTTAAGGTCACAACCCATTCATCAATAGTTTGTAGCCCTTTTGTATTCGTTTTTGCACCGTCAACTTCTATTTTTCTTACTGTTGGTATTGCTGAAAAACTTCCCCCGCCTTGCGTTGCGCCAATTAATTTTGCCGCCGCAGTCGCTGGCGTGTCTGTTGCTATTTCGTAGTTCTTAAAAAATGCCCCAGCGCCAAGCAAAAGTTTTTCTGCTGTTGTTGCGGTAAAGCCTGTAATCATATTCCCCATATTATTCTCCCTTCAATTCGTGAAGTTGAATTTCAAACAGGAGCCTTCTCCTGATTATTTGTTCATCTTCTTCTTTTATCGTGTTTCTCAATCCTTGGTATATTGTGAATTGTATATCTGTGTTTATAAACGAATATTTATTTAATGTTCTTTGTGTCGTGTCAGCTAGTGTTTCGATTGGCGCTGTGTCCGCTCCATATCCTAACACATTTATTTCAAGTTGGTATAATACTTTGCCATAACTATACGTGATTTCATTTAATTCATACACCATATATGGATATGGGTTTGTGTCAGGTGCATCCTCGTAATAGACATTTGGCGTTATGGTTTTCAGCAATGTGCTAATTACTGTCCTTAATGCTACTGTTTTATCCATCGCTTTTTTCCTCGCTTTCATCTATCAAAGATAATGCCCTTGCTTCATTCTCTAGCGCTGATAAGTATTGGCTTTGTATTTCAATTATTTTCGGTATATTTTCTGATATCGAACTATACAAGGCGCCAACTTTTGGAGTTTTGCTTGTTCCGAGTTCCTGAAAGCCTCCATAAAAACCACCAGGCTTAAAGCCAATTTGCAAATCAACATCTCTTTTTCTAACCCAATACTGAGTATTTTTCGCAAGTCTGCCCGTTTTCTTGCTTATCTTTTTTTTGGTTTCTTTTACAACGAATTTGCCAACATCTTTTAACGCCGCCCGTGTTAACTCGTTCAATGTAAAGTTAACCCTGTCAACACTTGAAGTAAATGACACACCGTCTTTTTTTGAAATTTTTGTTACTGATTTTGGCATTGGCATTATTTAGTCACCACCAATTCAAGTTCGTTTGTTGATTTTTGATAGGTACGCAATATTTTATACCTGTTTTCTTCATACTCAACGTACTCTTGACCGTCATAATCGTAATAATCGGCAAGTATAAAAGTCAGTTCAGGTTTTAGCCCTTGCGCCATCGCTTCGTAGGTTTCTTTCATTCCTATTGATTTCTTACCGGCGAATACATCTTTACGCACAAGTGTTTCCACAAGGTCGCCTATTGAGTTCTCTTCCTCTGTTATCGCTAATAGCGTTATTACATCATTATACAATTGCAACCACCTCATATCCGTAATTTTCAGACTTGCGGAGGCAATCAAGTTGATATTGCCAGCTTATAAAATAGCCATCGCGCATCTTTTCATCAGAAGCAAACGAATATTTACAGTAAGCCTTTATAGCTTCAATAATTAACGGATCTGTTTCGTCTACCTTTTCTGCAATTATTCCAGCCCTAATCATTTCAGATTTGGAGGCATCGATAGTCGCTTGGATTTCCGCATCTAGTTTATTGTGACTTATTCGTAAAGCCAATTTAACTTTTTCTAACATCTTATCCCCCTAAAGATAAGGGAGCCGAAGCCCCCTTTATTTACCTCTTCCTTTTAATTGCAGTTTCTATTGTTTTTTCTTTCTCAACTATTTTAATTTCTATAACTTCTTCTACTAAAAGTGTGGAGGAAGCTGAGAGTAGTTCCCCCAGCCTCGCTTTATTAACTTCAAATTCTTCACCCACTTCTCTAATAGTATCTTCTTTTAAATCGCTGAATCTTATTAGAGTTTTAACTTTCATATTAAGCCGCCGTTCCTACAGTGATGAGCGCGCCTGCTTTATCATTAGTCAAAGTACCTTCTGCAATCGCAAATCCTGCAATAGTGTGAACATGCTTCTTAATGTCGTTGTCTTTCTCTAACATGATATCTTGCACCACATTATAGATAAATTGTGTAGGGTCAAGGATAAGTACTTCGCCAGCTACAAGTGCATCTTCTTCTTTTATTCCCTTGCCAAACAGCTGACCCGAGATAGCATCCTGATAGTTTGGAATAAATCCAAGCAATCCTTCCATTCCTGCCATGTTGGCTATGCTTCCGTAGAATGTTTCATTGTTTGCGTATACGTTAACTTTGCCAGTAGCTTTTAACAGCCCGAGTCCTTTTAACACGTCCGCTTTTGCAAACGTGCCAGGTACTGCCGCTGTAAACTTGTTAGCTGTTGCTAAGTCCAACTTGATTTGTGCTACGATATCTCTTGTCATTGCCGCACCGATTCTGTCTGCTATTTCTTTTACCAGATATTGTTCAAATGCTGGAATAGCCATTTTTCCTAATCTATAAGAGAAATCTACATGTTTGGAGAAATCTTTACCCGATAGAGTAACGTTTACAAATGTGTTTTCCTCATCATCATTAGCTACGCCTTCTAAGACAACCGCCGCATCTCCTGCAACTATAGCAGTATGCTTAACAATAGAAATGACTGCGCCAGTTCTTAAAACCTGAACATCTGCCAATAGTGGATGCGCTTCTTCCATCGTTGAATAGATTTTATTTTGTAGTTCTGTAGGCATAACCACGTCTGTATTAGCTGTTGTATGTGTGAACAAAGTTCTTTCTTCAATGGTCATTTCCTCGCCTAGCAAAGACTTTAGAAACACGCTTTTATATTCTACAGTTTCAATTCCAAATGATTTTTTCTCCATTTTCAATTCCTTTCTTTCTTCAATAACTTTAACATCAACTTTCCCTTCGGTAATATCTAGCGCATTTTGTTTTCTTGTTTCTAACGCTTCAAGTTCCGCTTTTCTTTCAAGCAATTCTTTCTTTTCGGTTCCTAATACCTCAACTGCCGCCAAATCTTTTGCTTCTCTTACTTCGATGTCTAGCGCCGCCAGTCTTTCAATTATTTCTTTCAATGTTTTCATACTCTTTTCTCCTTTATATGATTAATACTTTTGCTTTGGCTAATTTTAATTCTTCTTCTCGCACTAGCAACTCCTGCTTCTCTATCTCAATCACTCCGTCGACATAGGAACGTGCGCTTATTTCAGTATCGTTGTTAGCGGGTAAGCTAACGGCTGACACGTCATAAATCTTTTTAACTTTCGTAATGGTTCTTGTTCGTGTATCACTATTATAGATATCTTCGGCTACAGTAAAAGCCCAACTCATTTTAGTAACTAAACCGCTGTCAATTTCTTCAAACATTTCTTTACTTGCTTTTGATTTGCCTAAATCGGCATAAATAAATAAAATGTCATTATTAGGCTCTAACCCTAGTGTTTTATTGGTGTTTCTTGCCAGCACTCTGCCTTCGTGGTTGTATTGCATTATTACATCTGACATGTCTGCACCGTCTAACGCGTTTCTGTCTATTACTTCATAATACTTTACTCCATCAAACTCATACAGCTCATAAGGCTTGTTAAATGTGGTCGCCGCTCCTTCGATATAATAATCTGAATTAATTCTTTTTTCATTCTGTGTAGGTTGTAGCATCGGCAACATCCTATACTCTCTATTCTTCACTACTGGCATCTGTTCCCTCCTTTTTATCATCGACTACCGCCGTATCTAACCGTCTTATTGGCTCATCCCCGCCGTTAACTGGGGCAAGGTTCATCACTGTTCGCCATTCATTCGGTGTCATCGCCCCTCTGTCAACCATTGCAACCAAGTTTAATTTGTTTGGCATTGACATATAGGCAAGTCTGCTTGATTCAAACACAATTTCATTTCCGAATCCCTTTTCTCTATCTGTAAAAATCTTGTTTGTTAATTCGAGTCCCATTGCAACCAAAAACCCTTCGATTCTACCCTCATAGAAGGATTCCCAACTGTCACCGCTAATTTTTGACATTAATACATCATCATTGACACCGAAATACCTATAAACATTGGTTCGTAGTTCCTCGGTTATTTTGTAGTTGGCTGTTTGTGGTGCCATTGTGATTGGTGTAAAATCTTGCGTTGCATCTAAGGAAGCAATACCACCTTCATTCGACAAATTCATATAATCTTTTACAAACGCTTCTTTTTGTTTCAGCACATCGCCACCATCAAGCATTGCTTTAGTTGATTTTAGTATTCCTCGTAAATTTGAAGTGGATTTGATAGCATTTCCAAGCCCCTCATTCGTTGTGTTCATTAATTCAAGCGTGTTTAGTATTGCGGCGTTTGAATCTCCAAATATATCCGAAGAATTATAATCTTTTCTGATGACAGCGAGATCTTCCCACGATGCCGTCATAACGTTTCCGTTTTCAAACCTAAATTGAATATATAGACTGCCTGAATAATCTACCGCTTCGCAGTTTGCTTTCGGCACAGGATAAAGTCCGATACATCTTCCGGCATCGTTTCGTTGTATAAATATAAATGATGTGTTATCAATTTCCAGCCTTGTTCTTACCTTGTAGATAAAGTCCTTGCCGTTCATATACATGTTTGGTCTGTACTGTATCATTCGCTCAAGCATCTTATCGCCATCAATTCGCCCCGTGCTATCCCTGCGTACACATTTGACGTTGGCCTTTGATGAGTGTTCGGCTAACGCCCTTATACAGCTTCGGACTATTTCACTTGCATAAATATCTGTGCCGAACATTTGAAATGTTGATTGATAACCTCCAACCTCTTTCCAGGTTCCTGTCCGTATTATATTTTTAACCTTGCCAAATATTTGATTTATAAAATTTCTAAATTGCACTCTTATACCTCCTTTGTTATTTTATGTATGGTATATATTCATCCCATTTATTTAAATATACCACCCAAGCATTTAGGAGTGATACAGTACCATCTATTCTTCTATTTTGTGCTATTTTAATTGGCTGAATTGTTTCAATGCCCGAAGTATTAAGTGACTTCTTTGCCGTGTTAGTTAAACACCACCTAAGCATTGGGTTGTTGTTATAATTTATCTTGTGTTCTGCAAACGCTGCTCCCATTTGTTTGAGGGGTCCGCTCCACGTGTAGGGACCCTGAGGGACTTTTACCATTTCAAAACCGTATGAAACCATTTCAGGAATCCAGTAACCAGCAAGCGCCCTGTCATAACCTATGTATAAAGG